AGGCTTCTTCGTTAAGTTGTCTTGCTTCCTCATGTTTGCCAAGATTCCATGCCGCAATTGATGCGTACATATAAGGCTTTTCACCCCATGCGCTTGGGTCCATTGTGTACACAAGTTCTTTATTTTTAATACTCAATGCTTTCATTGCAGTGTAATAACTTAGATTCCAATCACGTTGCATATACGCAAACACTGACAAGTCAATCCACGGCTCACGGCTTGTCGGACACTCAATCGTTGCAAGTTGATACCATTTGTTTGCTTCGTATATCTGTCCTAAATGCTCGTGTGATTTACCTAGCAGACGCATTGCGTAACCGCGTTCTGTTATCCACGTAGCACCAGGCAATGCCAAGTACCGATTAAGTGCTGTAATAGCCTCTTGCCATCGAGCGTAGAACGTCAATTCGCGTGCGTGATAAAACGCATTGCGTGGGCAAATTGGGTCCTCTTTGACTGCAAGTTCTAGCAGTGGCATATATTGACCGCGTGACTTTGTATTGTCAGGCAAATGCTTAACAAGCAACATATCTGTCTGTGCGTAAATCTCTGCAATACGCCCATCAGGTCTTGGATACTCATGGACAGGGTGATGCCAGTGGTATCCGTGTCTGTGGTGAATTTTCTCGTACATGAATGAGATACCACATCCCCAATCGAATTGATAGCGTAGGCGCGTTGTATTTGCTTGCCAAACGCGTTCTATCTCTGCACGCCAACCATCCATCATGACTTCATCAAGGTCTAGCGAAATGCAAACATCAATATCACGCGGCAATAAGGCTAATGCGGTATCACGCGCTTTATCAAACCGCCAAGGGCTAATGCAAATGTCGTAAACTACCGCGCCGTTTTCTATTGCAAGTTCTACCGTTTTATCAGTAGAACCCGTATCGGCAATTAAAATAATGTCGGCATCTTTAGCCGAATCGCAAAAACGATTTACAAATTGTTCTTCGTTCTTGCTGATTGCGTAAACTGCTATCTTGAGTTTTCTTGTCATATCTTGTATTTAGGTTATGTTGCTAATGCTTGCACCAATTCATCAATGGTTGTTGCCGCAGTTATAGCCGCTTCTTTTGCCGTGCAATCAGCAATAATTTTTGCCCGTTCTGCAACAACATCAGCGGGAATATCTACATTGCGTTCGGCTTTGCGAATGACCATCCAATCAGTGCTTGCCAGTTGACTGTTAGCAGATGCCTTGTTCTGAGCAATCCATTGTGACTTCAAGCCCTTAGTCGTTACTGGCTCAGTCTGACCTTCTGGTGTCTCAGTCACATCTTCCAAAGCCTTTGGCGTGTTTGTGTAGGTGCGAGTGACCACAGAGCCGTTGACTTGGTAACTGTCAAAAGTCACCCAATAAAAGCGTTGGTCTTTTTGCTCACCTTCAACAACTTCTAATGCGCCTTGTTCTGCCGCAAATGAAGCATTAGGGTTTGATGTGTCGGGAAATAAAATTGTCAATTCACCAACTTTGGCTACGGCGTTGTTTTCAATAATTGCGTACATGATTTTTTCCTTATCGTGCTAGTGCGTATTTCAAAGGGGTTTCTGCAAAGGCGGCAAAAATATAGGTTGCGCCACTTTGATTGATGCCGCTAGTAGTTGTAGTTGACCTAATTTTTATGCCGTTTGAAAGAATGTCAATTTGACTATCAGCGGTTGTAAATTCTGCAAGAGAATCATTTGCCGCTAAAATTTGTGTTGACAAGTTGTAAGGGCTTCTTGATGTATCAAAAATTGACCAGTTTGTAGTAACGCTTGAGCCTTTAAACATAATGTATTTTGGCCTAAAACCTGTGTAAATAAATACCCCATCAGTTGTAGAACCATTGCCTGTGTAAGAGCCAAACTTGCTATACCCTGCTACTTCAGCAAAGCAGTAGGCGACCTCTGTGTATCCTGTAACAAACGGGCCATTGGAATAAAACACAGTGCTTGTTGGAGTGGTGTTTTGCCAAGTAGATGTGTTTGTAACAGCACTACCAGTGCTTTCCAAAAGTATGTATTTGTCTGCGCCAAGAGATGCGTGATAGCAAACCCAGTTGCTAGTGTTGTTTCTTGACTTCAAAATAATCATGCTTGGTGCAACACCAAGTCCATGCCCAATACTTCCGCTATTAGCCGAAGCAGTAAACGTCACCACACTAAACCCACTCGTAGTGTTTGCGCTTACTGTTGAAGTGATAGAGCCTGATGTGTTGGTTGAGCCAGAGCCGTTTGCCCTCCAAACCCAAGAAACATAAGTTTGACCATTTGAATTTAAATTGCCATCAGAACCGCCAATATTAAAACCATCAGAATTAAATGCGGTTACATAATAGCCAGGGTCATAGGCTTCAGCAGAAGTATTATTTGTTTGAATATTTCTAGAAGCCCCACGGACAACATCAAAAATAATGTTGTTGTTTGCTTGACTTCTAGATTTTGACCAAATCATGTCGCTTTGCATACCAGTTGTAATTGTTCTTGATGAACCAGTACCAGTAAACAATGTTGGCGTAAAATACAAGTTTGCTTGCGTAGCCGTAGTCGCCCCAATCGTAGGCGTTGGCAAGTTCTGTGTGCAAAGTGCTTTGAAGCCACTTGGGGCTGTGTAGGCAAATGGGCGTTGACCGAAGTTGAATGTTTCAGTAAGTGGTGAGCCCGGATTCTGTGCAATAGGAAACCATGTGCCAGTTAACCCTGAAAAAGCAGTTCCTTGACTTGTGCCGTTTTTGTAAAACGTCAACGTGCCCGCATCCATGTCTAGCGCAACGCCAATTACATCGTTGTTTGTGTATGTTGCACCATAAGCCGAACCCGCACTATTGGTGTATTTTTGGCCGTTGTTGCCAAAATAACTATATCCGTTAGTAGTCTGCCAATCATAACGACCACCATCTTTACCAATACCAATCATGTGGTCACCAGTTAAAGGTGTAACCTCCCAATACCATTTTCCAGAAGAAACACCAATAGTCGAGTAAGCCAAACTGGTTGTTGCCGCAATAGTGCCAGTAATGTCTAGATTGCCATTGGACAAGGTTGCAGTAGACCCTGCATTTAGCGGATTCAAAGTGCAATAATTTCCACGCACAGTCCCACCCACACCCGTATCAGTTCCATATGATGTTGGTGAATCAACAAGAGAGTCATTACCCGCACCCGCAGTCACGCTGAAGTTATTAGGTGTCCAGTTGTTGCCGTTACCTGAGTAGTCTTTACCCAATGTAGCGGCTGTGGTGTTGCTGTTGTCTGAGAAATTCAGATAGAAGCCGTTAGTGCCGTATGAGCCTGAGTAGGCTTTAGGTTGCCATACGCCTGTTTGTGCGTTTGTTTCACCGAATGATGATGGGGTTAACTGAGTGCCATCGACAAAATAAAATTCTGTCATGTAGCCGTTGTAGTAACCCGTTACTGGGCTAGATTGTGTAGCACCAATTCCATGTGGCTGAGAGCCTTGATTAAAAAGTAAATCTGTATTTTGAGTTGGATATGTTGCAGTTGAAAATGCGGTAATTTCAACCCCATTCCAATAAACTCTTACCCTGTTTGCCGCTGTTGCTTGTGTTGTGTCAAAGGCTATAACCAAATGACCCCATGCGCTAAAGTCACGAAAAACTTGGGTTGTAATTAACTGAAATTGAAAAGTTCCATCAAAAGAAAAAAGTCGCAGAGTGTCTGTGACACTATCTGTTCTAAAGAAAATCCTAAATTGGTTTCCTGAAGGCCATGACGAAATAATAGTGTCGCTATCAGAACCAGTTTTTGAACGCTTTATCCATGCACTAAAAGTGTATGTTTTGCGATTTCCAGAACTTGCGGGAGTGCGGCTTAAATAAGCAGTATCAGGCTCATTAAAGCGCAAACTGCGTGAGATTTGATAGCCGCCAGAAGAAACTTGGGTTGTATTTGCTGAAAACATATCAACCCTTATAAGTAGTTCTGACCGGCAACGCTGCCCCACCAATATGTGCCATCAGCCGTGAACACAAATTTGTCACCTTTAGATGCTGTTGAAGTAATTGTAGGTGCTGTGCTTGCGGGCCATTTAACACTTGCGGGCCATGTTACGGTGCGTGAACCCGTAGCGTCTTGTTTTTGCAACAACATAAAAGATTGACCCGCTGTTGCTGTTGGGAATGTGTATGTGCAATTACCTGTCAAAGTCAAAATTTGAACCGAACCATTTGCCAAACTGATTGTGTATGCGGTTGAAGTATTTGCAGTTGCAACTTCTTCTGTGTATCCATCATTAAATGTCATTGCCGTAGCCGTTGAACCGCTTGGAATGTCAACGGTATCGCCCGAGGCAAGTTCACCCAATGAGGTGACATCCGTACTTGTATAAATTGATTTGATTAGTTTTACGAGTGCCATGATTTACCTCAGGAAATAAGAGCAATGTTTTTTGCTGTTCCAACATTGTTATAGAACGGCAAATAAGAATTACCAATAAGCGCAATCGTGTCCGATGTGCCATCAGATTTATAAAACGGAAATGTTAAAACAATTCCCAACCCACCCGTTGCACCAGTAGGACCAGTTGGGCCTGTAGGTCCAGTATTTCCTTGAACGCCTTGAATACCCTGTACGCCTTGTGGTCCAGTAGGACCTTGAATACCTTGCGTACCTTGTGCGCCTGTAGGACCAGTCGGGCCAACTGCGCCTGTAGTTCCAGTGGGTCCTGTAGGGCCAACTGCGCCAGTGCTTCCGTTTGCGCCTGTCGGTCCAGTGGGTCCAACGTTTCCTTGTATACCTTGAATTCCCTGTATGCCTTGCGGTCCAGTAGGTCCAAAATCTCCAGTGGGTCCAACCGCACCAGTTGGTCCGATTGCGCCAGTGTTTCCAGTTGGGCCAAGATTTCCTGTTGGTCCAGTGGGTCCGACTGCGCCAGTTGTGCCGTTTGCGCCCGTGGGTCCCGTTGCCCCGATGTCGCCTTGCACGCCTTGTATGCCTTGAATTCCCTGTGGTCCAGTTGGGCCAACATTTCCTTGCGTGCCAGTTGGTCCAGTTGCGCCAACGTTGCCTTGCGCCCCTGTTGGACCAACTGCGCCTTGTGCGCCTGTTGGTCCGACATCACCTTGCACGCCTGTGGGTCCCGTAGCACCAGTGGGTCCCGCAACAGTCGATGCTGAACCAGTGGGTCCAGTGGGTCCCTCGATGCCGTTTGCCCCTGTGGGTCCTGTCGCGCCAATGTCGCCTTGAACGCCTTGAATACCTTGTGTGCCTTGCGGTCCAGTGGGTCCGACATAGCCTTGTGGTCCCGTGGGTCCCGCGCTACCAGTTGGGCCGTTCTGCGTGTACGTGACTTGTGCCGCAGTCAGAATGATTGATGGTGTTCTTGGATATGTACCGCTTGCCGCGATTGTTTCCAATTGCACAGTTGTATTAACTGATTGCCAGTAAACCTGAATGTAGTCGCCTGCCGTTAAATCTAAAACGTAATTGATAGTCAGAATTTCAGACGAGAACGCACTTCCTTGTTTGTCAGGTACGTCGTAATGTGAATTTGTATCTGCTAAATTTGTGCCGTTCTTACGCAACCAAACTTGTGTAGAACCATTGGCTGTACTTGTGTTTGTAAATTGCAATGAAAACGTAATGCTGTAAACGCCTGTTTGTGCAAACGTTACACGACTGCCTGAAACAATAGTGACACCACTGTTTGCAGGGTCAGACGTATTGATTGTGATGACTTGTGGCGTATTGATTGTGACAACAGTTTGCGTTGTCGTGTCCCAAAACGAACCCCAATTTGCAATCGTGCCGCCTGCACCTGGATTTCCCTGTGCGCCAGTGGGTCCTGTCGCGCCTTGTGAGCCAGTGGGTCCCGTGTAGCCGATGTCGCCTTGTATTCCCTGTGGGCCAGTGGGTCCGACGTTGCCTTGTGTGCCTTGTTCGCCAGTGGGTCCAGTTGGTCCGCTGACAGTCGAATCTGCGCCTGTCGGTCCCGTTGGGCCAACTTCGCCTTGAATACCTTGCTCACCAGTTGGGCCTGTGGGTCCCGCTATTGTTGAGTCTGCGCCTGTCGGACCAGTGGGGCCAATGTCGCCCGTGGGTCCCGTAGCGCCAACTTCACCCTGTGCGCCAGTGGGTCCAGTTTCGCCAATATCGCCTTGTACGCCCTGCGGTCCAGTTGGGCCGTGGTCGCCAGTTGCGCCTTGTGCGCCTGTGGGTCCAACATCGCCTTGATTTCCAGTAGGTCCAATGTCGCCTTGACTGCCTGTCGGTCCCGTAGGTCCGACTTCGCCTTGACTTCCAGTGGGTCCCGTCTCGCCAACATTTCCCTGTATGCCTTGTTCGCCTTGAACGCCTTGTGGGCCAGTGGGACCAAAATCGCCTTGACTACCAGTTGGGCCAACTTCGCCTGTGGGACCTGTTGGACCAACAACTGTCGAATCTGCGCCTGTGGGACCCGTGGGTCCCATTTCACCTTGCGGTCCAGTTGGGCCAACTTCACCTTGATTTCCTGTTGGGCCAATATCGCCAGTGGGACCAACTTCGCCTGTCGGTCCAGTTGGACCCGCTACTGTGCTATCAGCACCAGTTGGACCAGTTGCACCCGTTGGGCCAGTAATTGAGTCACCTTGTTGACCCGTTGGGCCTGTTGGACCAGTAGGGCCTGCAACTGTGCTATCTGCACCAGTAGGGCCAGTCGGTCCAGTTGAACCAGTTGCGCCAGTGATTGACGCACCCGTGGGACCAGTGTTACCAGTTGGTCCAGTTGGTCCGACAGGGCCGTTTGCGGGTCCCGTTGGGCCAGTTGGTCCGATTTGCCCTACGTCAAGACAAACATTAATTGCGGGAGTCGTTACGACTTCAACGCAGATTTCGCCATTGCCTGAAATTTGTGCTGATACTGTCATAGTCACTCCACGACGATGCCGTCAGAACGAACAATAAACAGCAAGAACATAATCAAATCATTTTGTGGCGTTGAGCCTGCCGCGGGTTGCGTGACTTTAATGCGACCGCTAAACCCTACAGGGTCAACTGCGTTTATTTCAAGTTCAGGGTCACTGTTAATTAAGTCCCATGCAGTGCTATCAATCTCAAGCGTAAAGTAACCTTGCCCTGCGTCTATATTCGTCACAGTCAGCGGGATTGGGTCGGGTGCAGGGGTAACATCAGCGATGTCAAAAGTCAGCCCATAGCGGCTATCCCGCACGTTAGACAATGCTCTGCGAATAATTTGTGCGTCAATCGTTGCGCCCGTTAAGTCAACAGGCTCTTGCGTCGATGAATTGGTAAACGAAACGTTCCAATACGTGACTTGATTCCAGACAAGTTCGCCTGCAAAAATTTGATTGTTGAACCCGCTGACTTGCGTCAGGGTATTCTTATTGAAAATTGCCATGACAATTCCCTGTACTCAGTTGGAAAACCGCATCCTCGCGGGTCATTGGTATCTTGTATTGTTGGGATTCTACCGAGTTAATTACGTCGGTGCAACGGGCCAAGTCACATTTTGCGGAAATGTTGTCTGCTCTGTAATATCTCTTAACGCTTGTCGATAGGTTGCCCATTTTTGACTTGTTGCAACTGATACATCATTAACTTGAGTCCAATCGCACGCTGTCAATAATTTGTTTCGTTTAATGCGTATTTTCATAGCGGCATCTTCAGCATCAAAAGTATTATTCTGTTTTATGACTGCTTCACCATTAACAACGTGATATGTAATATCTGAAAATTCACCATCCAAATAGGCTTCACCTACTGTCAATTGTTCAGTAGGGTTTTGCGTAATAACACAACGCGTAATTTCGCCTGTTGCAATTTTATAAATTGTGTATTTCATCGTTTTGTTTCCATTACAAACATTGACCTACTTGATGCAATTCCATTTGAACCCGTTGTGTATGTTGATGCAACATGGGCTTTTACATAAAAAGTATAAGAACCAACTGGAGGAAATCCGCTATAAGCAAAGTTCATAGAATTCCATGCAAAATCAAGAGCAACTGTTTCAAAATACAAAACACAAATAACATCTTCGTATGTATTGTCAACTGTGTTATAGCCCAGTTCAATTCGACCTGATGTGGATATATAAACACGTTCACCCGAACAAGTTAAAGTAACTTGTTGAATAATAGTTTCAACAGCAGAATCTTTTGAAATGTTAATGCCACCACCAGTGTAAGCACTGTTTGAGTTTGTCACGGCATTTGCATTAATGTTTGCAGTAGCAACAACATTTCCATTCAACGTCATTTGCGTGCCATTAAACGCAATGTTTGTTGTGCTGTTACCAAACGCAAAATTACCGCTTGCGTAAAGTACACCGCCCGAGCCTGTCATTGTTGTGCCACTGATTGCCGCAGTGTTTGACTGCAAAGTGCCACTGACTGTCAAACTGCCTGTGTTAGTAGATACAGCCGACAACGCGCCAACTTTTAATGCTGATATGTAGGGCGTTGACCACAAAGTGTTTGTGCCGTTATAAATGCCATCCGCTTGATATAACGAATTGTTGCTTGATGGGTCAGGGTCGTTTGCGTACCATGTGACGTTAAATGATGCGCCCCATACTGCGCTTGCTTGTGCGCCTGATGGTCTGTTATCACCAGTGACTGTAACTGTGCCTGACACTGGAACTGGATTGCTTGCAATACGCGCATACATGATGCGTGCTGACGCACCATTGCCACCAGTAGGACCAGTTGCGCCTGCGCCACCAGTAGGGCCAGTTGCGCCATTTGTGCCTGCATATCCTGATACAACAATGCTTGCGCTTGTCCAACTAAACGCAGTGCTTGTTGCAGTTGCAACGTCTGTTACTGTCACTGTCGCTGTGTAGAGAATAAACCCTTGACTTGGGGCGGCAGTAATTGTTGTTGACCATCCGCTTGGTGCGGTATAAGCCGCAGTTGCCCATGTATAAGTTGATGAACCTGAAATGCTAGGCGTTGACAATGCCCATTGATAAACGGCAGGGCGTGCGACTTGTAAACCCGCTTGACCCGTTGGACCCGTTGTCCCCGTTCCAGTTGGTCCAGTTGGGCCTAATGTTCCGCTTGGTCCAGTTGCACCAGTTGCGCCATTTGCGCCTGCCGCGCCAACAACAACTGCACTGCTAAATTCAGTCGATGCGATGGTGTCTGTTGATGCAGTAGAAAACGCAGTTGCTTGACGTTGCCATAAATATTCACCAGTGGTCAAAGTTGGTGCAGACTGCGACCATCCGTTAAGAGTGCCACCACTCAATGCCGCAGTTGCAAATGTATATGTAAACGTTCCGCTAAATGTTGTTGGCGGTGTCACTGCGCTTGTGTTCTTGTTAAACAAAGAAACAATTGCCGTGTTTGCGCCACTTGCACCAGTGCCGCTAATTACTTCAGGTGTTGAAAACTCTGTGTATGGAATTGAATCTGTTGCGCTTGTACTTGATGCAGTTGCAAGAGACAAGAATAAATACTCTCCTGCCGCTATCGAGGGCGGTGTCTGTGACCATCCGTTTAATGTGCCACCACTTAGAACACCAGTTGCAAACGTGTATGTAAACGTGCCACTAAACAATGCGGGTGGCGTTGTCGTTGTGTTTTTGTTGTACAGATAAATTGTTGCACTGTTCAAACCGCCCGTACCCGTTGGACCCGTTGGACCCGTTGTTCCTCCTACGGGTGCCCAAACAAACGCTGTACTTTTTGTACTTAGTACGGATTGACCAATGTCATTGCCAACGTTGTATGCAAAATAATATGTGCCTGCGCCTAAAACGTTGTTTGCGTATGTGTAATATGTATTGTTTGCAACAGGAACAGAATTCACACTGTTTGCGCTTGATAGCCAACTCCAATCACTTGCAGTAGGCGTTGCTGATGTTGTGTAATACAAGTTTGACCATGTAACGCGACCAGTTACAGGAACAAAAACTTGCACATCAAAATGTGGAAATGTTGCAGACGGAAAGCCCGTTACTGTAGGCGCGGCAAGTGATGAGAAATAACTAGGTGATGACAACCCACTATTAGGCACAGGCGTAAATTGCGTAATGTCTTGATTGTCATAAACTTGTGAGTTGTACTCGCTAAGTTCTAAACGTGCGCCAAGCATCCCGTTAGGCAATGATGCCTCGTTGACTTTCATCACGCGGAACAGTTTTGCGTTCCATCCGTAATCAGAATTTGTAACGCTGACAACTTGACCCGCATCAACTTGGATGCCGTAATACGTTGTGCTGAAACTGACAATCAAATCTTCGCGTGCTTGCTCTAGCAATCTGTTTGCAAGATAGTGTGTCTGTACACTGTCGTTAACCAAATCATAAGTAATTGAATACTTGTTCACTGGCTCGTTTGGATACAGTAAACCGCTAGGTGTCTCGATGTTCACAAACGCGGCTTGGTCACGATTATCTTTAAACGGGAAACGCGCTTCAACTTGATTGATTGATGACGTAATATCTGTCGCACTGACGCGTATCTCGCCAACAATGTTGTCATCATCAAATGCGTATGACGTTGATTCTGCTTTGTTAACAACGACAGACCATTGACCAAGTGCCGCGTTGTATGTCATCCATGAATCGCACGCAGACATAATTCTGTCAATGTTTGACAAGACAGATTGACCCGCATCGAGTACGCCATTGATGCGATAACGCGCTTGCGTGGCAGGGTTGCCCTCATAGTCATCAAACGTGATTAACTCGTCGCTGTACGTGTTTAAAGCCGTTGCTGATGTAGCATTAACAAACGATGAATTAAACGTGCCATCAGGCATCCAACCCACTGCACCGCCATAGACTTTATTTGTGATGTAGTCATACCATACGTCTCCAGGCTTTGCCACGCCTGTGCCATTTAATGTGTGACTTACATTGAACGTAATTGGTGACAATGACGTTGTGTCTGCATCTCGGTTGTAATTTAATACAACAATTGCAAACGCCAAACCATTCATTTGACGACCACTGACAGGCCAACGTTGGTCAACCGCAATGTCACTGCCACCCATGATGGTGCTAGGCAATGAGCCACTGCTGTTAATTGGGGTAATAGTTCCCGCTTGATTTGATGTAAACAAATAAATAAATAGATTGCCTGCAATCTTTGTATCGGGCGGGTTTACTTCATCAGACAATGACGCAACTTTGCCTTGCTCAGTAGGGTCAAACGCAATGAGTCTGTCACCATAATACATACTGGTTTGGTCAAACGTAAACTGACCATTTGGGCTAATGCTTGATATTGCCAAGACGTAATACATTTTGCGTTGTTCGTTAGCAAGTACAGCATCGACAAATGTGCCGCCCATGTAGGCACTGCCATACACAATAGGAATTGCGTTTACTCCACTTGGCGGCACTTGCTGACGCACGCCCATGTCTTGTTGCGCTTCAGGGTTATCCGCAAATGCTCGTGTAATTAATTGTGAAACTGCAAAATTGATTGCAAATGCCGCGGCCGCATATCCAGTTGCGCCTAAAGCCGCGGCCGCCATTAACGCGTCGCCAAAAATTGCACCTAAAACAATGGATGAAACCATTTTTATTCCTTCACAAAACTTGCACCGACCGCGTTGTAACCGCGCTTTGTGTAATCAATCAATGGACCATTTGCGGACACAGACGTAATCACAACGTCAACGTCACCATGATTTAGCATTATTGTTGCTTGCTCATCAAATGCTTTCCATAGACGACCGCCAATTGTCCCATTTCTGTATTCAGGTTCAACCCACCATAACAACTCATTTAATTCTTTTACTTTTGGAGACCAAATGTTGTTGCTTTTATACGCAATGATTGCACCGCGCATATGCGTATCAATGAATATAAAACCGCGACCTTGAATGATGCTAAATAATAGTTCTTCAACGTATCGAGGAAAATGATTGTGTTCTTGTGCCAGTTTTTTAATTGGATTCTCATAGGCATAAGATTCAACAATTTCTAGCAATCTTGGAATGTCATATCTTGTTGCAATTCTTATCATTTAATCGCCTACTCCACCATCTCCACCACTATCACCACCACCATCATAAGTAATTGTTGTTTCACTTGCTTGCGTTTGCGTTGAAGGTGGTTTGCCAAAGTCAAAGTATGTGTTTGCAATCTCTGATACACGATTCATTGATATGTCGTCTGCATATAAAAACTGCCAATTGTTTTGATTTGTTTTTACGCCTGACAAACGATTCTCTAATACACGACGCATCGATGAGCAAGAAATTGAACACGTTGCAACGCGTGTACGCGCTTGAGAATTAAAGTCTTCAGTGATTGATACGCTATTGATGATGCCTTGATAACGTTTAAAAAACTGCTGTGTAGGCGATGTAATAATCTGATTGTTTGAATCAAAAAACCCGCGCCATACTTCGACAATTGAACCTTTAATGTCACTGCTTAAAATCAATGCAACGCTTGTCGGGTCGATGCCTGTCAACTGTATTGTCATGTCATCAGACGTTGCTTTGATGTCGCGCTGAACGTCACCAACTTGCAGTAGTGCGCCTAAATTAGAGAATGTGATGCCATCCACAGTAATTGGTGCGCCTGCGTTACAAAACGTGTATTCTGTTTCTGCAACACCAACAGTCAATCGTACAAATTCAGCATGATTAATTTGCGTGCCAGTGACTGCATAAATTGTTGTCATACGATGTATTCCCTAAAAACAAATGCGTTGTCCCATTGCACGTAAGCCCCGTCAGTCATTGGATTAAGTGTGTACGTTGGACAAGCCTCTGCAACGACGTTAAACGATACTGCCGTACCCATAAGAACAGTTGCACCTGATGCGGGATTGCCAATCAATGGTCGATGAATATTTACCGATGAGCCTGCACTGTCAGCAGTGATTTTGTAAACGTAGCCACCAACTTCAATAAAATCACCCGCTTTGTATGTTCCGTTTGATGTCAGCGCAAGCGTCTGCGTGTTTGGTGTGGGCGTGCCGTTAAGAGTTGCCGCAGTTGCAGTGCCTTGCATTTTGACAAACCATGACAAATTACTGCTTGCAAAACTAATTGCTTCAGGCAACTGTCTGTCAAGATTGTCAATTGTTTGAATGACATCACGCACTTGCGGGTAATACAAATATTGATGCGGTTGCACTGTAAACACCCAAGGCACTGCGGTTAGATATTGCGCCACAGTAATGTAACCACTGCGTGCAATTTGTTGACCAACCATACGACGATTGTTTACAGTCATTGACTGTTGGATTTCAAAAATTGTTTGAAAACTCATGCTCTACCTCTGCTTACTGCGAGTGATTTGTTTGCATACTGATTTGCCGCCCATATCGCGTTAGGACTTTCAAGCAAACGTTGTTCAAATGATTTTGTATCAATTGCGTTGATTGTGTAATTGTTTATGACTTGACTATTGCCACCCATTGAATCAGACAATCTATTGTTTGGAATAATAGTGCCTGCTGATTTTGGAATGAACAACTCAGGACCTTTTTCTCCGACGATTGCGGGTCCGTCAATTGCACCGCCCTCTGCTTTCATTGGCAAAGAAGATATTGTTACAGAACCCAACAAACTACCGCCAAACCCTAAAGCCCTCATGCCAGCCATAAGCAATTGCATTGCTTGAAACTTGAGCATCATTGCAATGATGTCTTGAATGACACTTCGTGCAAAACTCTTAAAATTTAATTTGCCAGTTTTAACAAAGTCATCGATTGCACTGTTCATGTTGCCAACAACTGATGAGAACATATCAGACGCAAGTTTGCCGTAATTCTGCGCGTCTTCTGCGTATTTTCTAAACGCTTCTTTCCAACCTTGAGAAAATGAAGTGCGACGATATTCTTCTTGAATTAAATTTTCTTGACGAATTGCAGATATTTCTTTTTCAGCGCGAATTGCATCTTCGATGCGAGTCTTTTCTGCATCGTATGTTTTTCCTTCACCTAGTCGTGCGCGTGCGTCAATAATTTGTTGCTGATACTCTGCAATTTTCTTTTCTGTAGCAAGACGTTCAGTTGCAGTTTTATATTCAAAGTCAGTCATGTAAACGCGTTCAGATTCTAAATCTAAACGACGTTTTTCAAACAATTCTGCCTCTTGTGCAAACTTCGTCATGCGTTCTATTTGCTGAATTTCTTTGTCACGCGTAGCAAGTATCAATTGATGATTTGCGTTTGCTTTAGCGTCTGCCAAATCACGCTTTGCATTGTATTCTTCGTTAATGTTTGCAATTTCTGCTTCACTCAGATTATCTTTTTTCTTTGCTTGTGAACGTTCGTTCTGTGCTATTGCAATTTCTCGTGCAAGTGCCAAATCATTCTCATGCAATTGGGTTGTGTACTTGTCAATGTCCAACCCTTTTAACTTCATTTGCCCTTCTTCTTTTGCAAGTTCAATCTGTTTACGAATCATTGCAATTTTTGCTTGCCCTGCGGCAATCTCACGACGATTTGCAAGTTGCGCTTTGTCGTCAGTTTCAGTTTTGCCGCCACCCTCAGGAGTTGTATCCGCGTTCATTGCGGCTTCTGTTTCTAATTCAAAAGCGTGTTTTGCCGCAAGATATGCAAGTGCGCCTGCCGCTAGTTGTGCAATGCCTTTTGCACCGCCCATTGCAGTCATAGCCGCTTGCAGTTTTGCGCCTTCACGCAATGCGGCAATAATTTTTACAGTGACAGCCGCAATTTGTATCAGACCACCAACGACAGCCGCGGCAGTAATGCCAACCATTGCCGCTTTAAATTTCTCGATTGAAACAACACCATCACGCGTAAGCGGTGCAATCATGTCCGCAAATGCAATCTTCATATTGTCAAAAGATTGCGCCAAGTTGTCATTTACTTGTCCAACTTTTTCAATACTCTTTGCATACTGGTTATATGCCGCAGTGGACATATTTAATCGACTTGCAACTTCGCTTAGTTCAAGACCAATGCCTTGTTTGCCAAGTAACTCTTTGACCGCTTTGACTCGCTGATATGTGTCACCAATCTTTGACAAAGCAGTGAATACACGATTCAACGCTTCTTCAGGCTTCATGCGCGACAATTCTTCAAACGAAATGCCAATGCGTTCAAATTGGGAAATTACTGCTTCATTGCCTGAACGTGCCTCGTCAATCTTTGAAAACAACGTTGACAGAATCTTTGATGCGCCTTCAGCGTTGCCGCCTGACTGTTTAATTGCATCTCTAAATTGCAGTGTCTTTGCAACTGTTAAATCAAAGCCTTTTGCCAAGTCACTGATTGCATCCGAAAATTGCAATGTTTGTTGTAGCAATGCGCCCATGCCAACAGCAGACAGTGACATTGCACCGCCTAATGTCTTCCAATGACCCATTAATGTTTTGACATTGCCGCCCAAATCATCAAGAGATTTTTGCAAGTCTTTTGCTTGCGACTTTGCTTTTGCCGTTGCTTGGTCCCACTCGACAGTGACAAGACCTAGTTTTACCGATAGTGAGCCAATGACAGCCATTTTTTATCCTTTTTGCTTAACCCATTTACCCGCCTCAATTGCCGCCATGACTGAATAACCTAGACGACTGATTACTCGGTCAACGTTATTTTCTAAAGCGGGGCGCATAAATGGATGTGCAGAAGTTTCCGCAGTCCCAAACTCCATTGCAAGCGCAACGGGTCGATGGTTGTATGTTATCTTTTCTTTTCCCTTTTTGACTATCGTCGTATGCTGTGTACTATCCTCGCGCTTAGGACCAACTGTAACGCGTGCCATGAAAGTCTCGCCCTGATACTTGTTTGATGCTTTATCACGCGACTGTGGTCGTTGTACCTTCATGTATATGTGTTCTTTGAGTTGCCCTGTGTCTGAGGGTGCGTTGTTCTTTGCCGCCTCTAGCACTGGCATAAACGCGTAGCCAAGAGCCTTTTTCCAAATTCTGTCAGTTTTGCCTTTGCCAATCTCAAGCGCGAGTTCATCCATAGCCTTGAACAACTCGTCAAAGCCTTCGACTTTAAATGCGCGGTTAGTTGGACTTGCCATTTGCAAATCTGTCCATTTTGAACCCTTTGGCTTGCGTCATCCAACCAATGAGTGAGTTGCTGACCGCAGTCTCAGGGTCAACATCGTTTGACGGGTCAACTGTGTATTCGTGAACCCAAGGGAATATTTCTGTTGACTTGATTGCAGGCGCGTTTTCTGCACGCAGATAATTAAACATTGCGGCAGTGACGGGTGTCATAGCATCAAAGATGCCTTTGTTACCAAGTAGCCCGTCTGCGTACATGACTTGTATCTCCGTGAATAATTCTTCGTCAATAGTCTCAATGTATTGTTCAGTGTGACCATTGAAAATCATCGCGGCAACAACTTGCCTACGCAAAGACCGCCTTAGTTTTTTTTTGCGGTCTTGTAATCAGGTTTGACTGCTGATTCGATGTCTTCAACAATTTGACGTATTACAGATTCGGGGAATTCTTCCGCGATTTGCTCATACGTTTCATTAATGGGTTCGCCACTTTCTGATTGCAATAATTGGAAAAACTCTTGAACCTTAGTTTCCCACATTGCCGTGAATGTGGCAACTTGTTTGACAGAATTGCCATCGAGGATGATGTCATCATCGAGGATTGTCATAACTTGTTTATCTTTGTTCAGCACTTCAAGAAAATCGTCACCGCCTTCTGCAATTGATTCACGCAAAGGCTTGCTCATGCGCTGATAAATTTGCTCAATTGTCTCGGTACTTGGATTGCTAATTCTCTCAAGCATTTGTTCCATCTCGCGTTTAAGCGGAACGCGAACATTTAGATTAAAAGCAACATTTCCAACTGTCACTGAAATCTTTTTAATTTTCACTTGGTCGCGTACAACAATGTATGACGCGCCCAATTTCTGTGCAAATGTCATGTCTTATCCTTTTATCATCTTGTTGTATATTGAGTTGTTTAACTCTATGACATAGTTGACCACCTCGTCGGGTGTCATCTTGTCTGCGTGCGATGACGCAATGCGATACGCTAGGTCGATTCCAGCAACGCGTTGTTGCTGAAAACCGAACCAGTTTTTTTGTCCTGTCTGCGTAAGCGTCACCAAGTAATTCAGTAACGCTTCCGAATTGTTTTCTTTTGTCATATCGTATAAAAGCCCCCGAAGGGGCTTGTTGTTTAGGTGTTGTTAGACCATCCGTAGGAGTTGCCGCCAACAGGGTGAATGACAAACTCAAATTTGCCTTCAGCAGAGGGAGACATATCCCATTTCAGACCGCCAATGCGACCATTGAAAGCATAAGCCACAGTATCAGTGCCGTCATAGACTGCAACAACGTATGTGCGAATGATTGTGCCGTTTGTGCCGTCTTCACGAACCAACAACTGTGCAGTGTCAGCAGGGTTCCAAGGGGCTGTAATACTGAGCGAAGTCACTTGATTTTGGGTAGTGATTTTTGCGCCAGTACGTGCGCCTGCAATTGAGTATGCGGCAAACGCGTCATCAGAACCAAATGGGGGTACTGCCTCAACTGGAATTTGGATACCAGTAGTGCCTAAACCACCTGCTTCAGTGCCGATAATGGGTTCAACGTTTGCCCATGTACCTAATTGGGTATCAGTCAACGCTGTTGGTGAGTCTGCCTCTTGCATCCATAGCGTTGCTACGTAGCCAGGTAAAACCTTATTAATGAGAGCCATTTTGCTTTCCTTTACATAAAAAAAATTTGTGGTTAACCAATTCTTGTCTTATGTTGGAACGTAGAAGGTGCAATCCAAAATAATTTGGTTTAACCCCAATTCGTTGTCATAGGTATTGTAGAGCCATACGCAATCAACTTTGGCAACAAAAAAGCCGTTGTCAGTTGGGTCGCCAAACATCCCCGAATAACCATGGAGGGATTGTAGTATTGTGTTTGACAAATTGAAAGCGTCATTCATGTTTTGGGCAAAAACTGTTGCCTGAAACGTTGGCGAATCAATACCTTTATTGCTCTGAGTCTGACCCGTATAGACTGGCTGATGCACGTTACGCAGGTGCCAAGTCACAAACTTAGGCTGTTTTGCATAGTTGCGGTTAAACACGGCATACACAGGCACAGGCGACAATATGTCAGTGAGTTGCCACTGTATGCACTGCGAATAAACTGTGGGGTCTTGTTGCGTACTCATACAGGCGTTGTCGGGTCGTTACGATAACAAATGAACGTCACGCGCATCCTGTCATTGGATTCACGCACATCGGTGACGCGCCAATCAAAGCCGCGCCATGTGATTGAGTACAAATCTTGATTGTCAACAACCTCTTTGACGTTAGGCGTGTAATTCAACGTAATGTTGACCAAATCTTGATACACGCGATATCGCTCTGTAATACGTAATGAGTTTGCTACGTCAGCAACTAAACCCCTTGTCTCAAACCAAGGTGTAATAGTTGTTGTGTATTGACCAATCGAATCTATGCCGTTGACGACATGATTCATGGTCAAATTCTCATAGCGTTTGATACCCATTACATCACCAAGGGTTTATACGGGCGCAACAAAGTGGCAACGCCAAACGGGATTTCGTACAACTTGTTTTCAGTCGTGTTTGAACGATTGTTATAAATGTGCGTCAATAGCATCAAACCCGCTTGTTTAATCACAGGATACTGCGAAATGATATTTGGGTTCTGAGTATAGGTAACTGTAATTGGATTCGCTACAGTTTGATTTAACGTGTTTGGGATAGTGTTTAAGATAACCCGATTGCCCGTTGGGTCATACGAGTACGTACTTGGCGCAATTAACACGGGAACTGTGTTTGATGATGAGTAAAACTCAACCTTGTTAATTGTCACGCCTTGATTGCATCCGTTGGGACCACTGACAGCAGGCAAGTCCAAGAACACGGCAGTGTTATACAACCCAAAATTGGGGTAATACACTTTCCATGTAACTGGAAAAATAGACATCCCAAGAAAGTCCTCAATTGCCATACGAGTCGCCAATTCAATTGACGACAAGTATGTGTCCTGACTTTCATCCATGAACAGATTGAGTTGCTGTGTGATTTCCTCAAGCGTCAGCCAACCAGTGACCAAATCACGATTGATTTGTTCAAATTTCGCGTAATTAAACGGATTCCGTTGGTCGGAATAAAAAGGCGCGAGTGTTTGATTCTCAACTGCCATTAGATTACCCCTTAATCAACGCCACGAACGCCTGCAAACGGGTCACGGATGGTACTGACCATTCGTTTCTCGCACCACAGAGTTAAAAAGCCTGGAGTTGTTTGTTCAAAAGTTTGAATTGTCATTTCTTCAACGTCAGCAATCTGCAAAAAGCGATTCCAGTTTGCCAAGTAAACGGGATAAATGTCGTTGAGATATGGGTTAATAACTACGGGTGCGCCAAAAATTGAACCCACTGCACCGCCTTCACCCTTTTCACCAAGTTCCAAGAACTTAGGCAAGCCTTGCTCGTCAGCCAAATTGCGGAGACCTTTGATAAATTTTGGAGTCATGTGCCATGCCGTTGTTGGCATACCCCAATATTGCGCGGGTAACGCATCACCCAATGCAACAATTTGTGCATACGTCGGTGATACTGAATTCACAGCAACTTCGACCACTGTGTGAATACCATCAGTCATTTGCGTGCCTGATGTACCAAACTCTGCGGTAGATGCTCCTAAATACATATTAAGACCACGCAGTCCGTTAGTCGCGCCAGTTGTTGTGGTAACAGAACCCGATTGGTCGTTGTTTAAAACCATTGAGTATGCTTCTGCCTGTGCAAATTCAAGTGTCAAATCTTGGATTAACTCTTGTTGCAAACCATTGATGTCATCAAGAGCCGCCAAGCGAATAGGCAGTTGTGCAGATAGAACGCGAGTAGGCAATACCCACGTACTTGTTGCCGTGTCGGGCGTGCCCGTGTTAGGCGTAAATGAATAACCCCATGGGTCAGATTGTGTCAAAGCATTACCAGTTTTGGCAACAAATTGCACAGCCGACATATTAGGAGTTTTAATATTTAATGCGCCCATGCGAAAGGGGTTTGCATAACGCAATGCGGCAAAAGCATCATCAAAATAAGTGCGGCCACCAATATCCAAGCCTGAACCAGTAATTGTCGAGGCTTCGCGCAAATCAATAGTGACTTTGCCGCCTTCGTTGATTGCTTTTTTGATGCCGTCTAAAATTTTTTGGTTTGCACTCATTTTGATAATTCCTTAAAGATTAAAAGAGGGGAGAGTTTTACCTCTCCCCTTTAGTCTTACGCTACGTCGTAACCAGTAGCAGTTGAGCGATAGCGGATAATGCTAAATGGATCGACCACGCTCGATGCCAAACGTTTTTCCCCGTAGAAAGTTATAAATCCTGGGGCTGTCTGTTCGTAGCGACGCAGAACCATGTTAAGCCTGTCCACGATTGTGTGGCCACGATTCCAATCACCAAAGTACATTGGGTACAACGATGTGGAGCCACCACCACCGACAGACACAGGGCTGTTCAAGTAGGAGTTAACCACTACGTCAAAGCCAAGCAATTTGCCGACGATGCCATCATAGACCAAGGGAGACATACGTTCAAACACAGGCGTGCCGTTGTCGTCAACCAAGCCGCGGATACCAGACAACATCAAGGGGTTGATGATGAACTTGTTACCAGTGGACCAGTATTGTTGTGGCAAACTGTGAATGAATGTAATTAAATCACCATAGGTCACGTTGTTGCTTGCTGTACCACCATTTGTTGTCAATTGGTCGTAAGTAGCAATGTCGTGCATACCATTTGATGATGCTGTACCGCTAGTGCCGTATGCCGCAGTGCTGATTGTGCCGCCTGCGTATGATGGGTTATCGCCACCATAACTATTTAGACCACGCAAACCATCTGTTTGACCAGTGCTAACAGTTGTTGAACCCGCTTGGTCCGAGTTCAAAATCATGGACAAACCTTCTTGTTGCGAGAATTCTTGCAACATATCGTCCACGACATTTGATTCCAAGCCATCGATGTCATCCAAAGCCGCAGTACGGATTGGGAACTGAACGTTGATGTCTTGCATATTCAACTGCCAAATGCTTGTCGCTTCAGTAGTTGGATTGGGACCGCTTGAGGTGTTGTTGTTAATGCCATATCCCCAAAATGCGCCCGCGTTGCCAATTTTTGCTCTAAATTGGTACGTTGAGCCATCAGTGGATACGTTACGTGAGACACCGCGCATGGGGTTAATCAAACGCAGTTTGTGGAACACTGGGTCATATGCTGTGCGACCACCGATGCCTGCGCCAGAGCCAGTCAACTGTGATGCTTCAGTCATGTACGCACTGTACTGGTCCTCAGATTCCCACAGTTTTAATTCTGTGTGAACGCGTGAGTTACCTTTTGTAAACGCTACAAGTTGTTCTTTAAAGCGACGATTTACGTCACCGCGAACAGTTTTGTGTGGAGTGCGAATGTACTCAGGGATTTGAATCGATGCAACTTTTGCTTCCAAAGCGGCAAACTTTTCACTCATCTCATTTTTTGCTGTTTCTACTGATGCAGAAACTTCAGTTTTGACTGCTTCAATTTTTGCTTCGTTAGATGCGCCAATTGCGTCAACTTTTTCAATAATTTTATCCATAGACATGATGATGTCCTTTCTTTAGATACGTTTTTCAAGTGCCTTGACTAACTCACGCGCTTCAAAAGCGGCAAGCAACTCATCGGCTTCATTTACCACCGCTTCAGGCTCACCCTGATTTGGTAGAGATTCAATAGACACAGAAACCGCCTCACGCTGTTCCAATGCTTTCTTGAATACCAAAGATGCGGTGGTCGCATCCTTCCGAGTCAGACCCGCCTCACGCAAGGTCTTTTCGACTGTACGAATGTTCAACAACCCTTCAGTCGTGAACATTTCTAATTTGTTAATCTCTGCATTTGGATTATTTGGGTACATCACAATGGATACTTCGCGCAAACCGCCTTTTGTGATTTGAAAATATGCTTCTTCGCAATCGTCATCACATGGTTCGCCATCAGCATCGACCATTTGTGCCTCGTCAGCGTATGCACCAACAGAAACACCGCCAAACATCTTTGGAGATTCTTTCAAGATTTGATACAAGTCGTTGCCGCCAACAGTGTTTGTGTACAAGCGACCTTTTGCAGTCATGCCTGTGTCGTCAAACTCAAATGCGTTCCACTCGCCCATGGGCATACCCAAGTCGTTGTGATTTAGGAACATTGGCAAAGGTTTGTCGCCTGAATTGAACTCTTTGGCCCAATCCATAAAACCTTCAGGTTGGTAATTGAACTTTCGGCCGTCCGCGCCCTCGCGTGCGCCCCATGTTGTTACTCGGGCCTCCATCATGCCCAATGGGTTTTGCGCTTCGTTTGCGCCAGCCGCTAGTTGTACTTGCGCTTCGCAAATTAGAGTTAAATTCTTCATTTATCACCCCGTTGTGAATAGATTGATTGTCGTCTTTTATCTTGTGGGGTATCTCTGCCGTGGCGAGTGTAACATCACTTGACTTGATTTGTGAAGTGAGTGCAACGAGCATTTTTTTCAAATTGTTCATTATGTTGCGCCAATGTTCATCTTTTTCGTCTGATTTCCACCGCCACCGCCCGTATCTTGTGGTGAAGTCCCCTTCATAGGTTCGTTAGCACCACCGCTTGCGACCAACTCGTCACCGCCATCGATGCGGCACATATTCAGATACTCGCGTGCCTCATTTGGGGTCATGATACCCGCCTTTACTGCGGATGTCACAAAATTCATTTGGTCGAGTGGCGCACCCTTGAGAAAATCTTTTGTATCAAAGCGTACACACAGATTTGGGTAACCTTTAAACAAATGTTGTTTCAGTTTTTGCTCGACATTAATCACAGTCGGATACATCACTGTTTTATAAAACTCATCAAGCATTGTTTGAGTATTATTATATTTTTGGTCTGCAATACCAAGCATTGCGGGAGGCACGCCAAACAAACCGCAAATGCGTTTCATTGTTTGAATTTTTAACTCTGCCGCTTCTGCGTCTTGCAATGTCAGCATCTTAATTGGGTCGTACTTCATGCCTTGGTCGAGCAACATACCCTGACCCGCCTTAGATGGGTCTGTGTTACGACTGCCCGTCATGGCGTTCCAAGTCTCTTTGATGCGTGACGCGATTTCTTTGAACTTTGCGTCAGGAATCACTTGGTCAGTGTAGAAAATGCCCGAGGGTTTAGCCCCGTTTTGCATGATGAAGTTGGCATACACATCGATGTCTTGGTCAAGCGCAATTAACTCAGTCGCCAAAATGCCCTTGTTAAAGCCTGACGAGCCTTGCCATGCCGCCTCTTTGATGTGCATGACTTGATGTGATTCAAGCGGTGTGTCTTTGCTGAACCCGTACGAGGGTGAACTTAGAACGTATTGTGGGTAATTACCCGCAGTGAGTTTGACTGTAATCAGCGTCGCATCGAGGTTGTACATCTCAACAGGCGTTTGCACAGGGTCTTTTTGGTCTTTGCGCCACCATAGCGTGAAGCACTCGCCTGCCAAGTCTTGCCACATCATCCATTGATACCAAAACTCGTATGCGCTTTGAAAGTTGTTTGGGTTTTGTAATAGATTGATAACTTGTTGCGCTTTTGCTTTATCGCGTGCGCCAATGCTCGGGTCTGTCAGCGCATCGACTAAACCGCCATCTTTGTTCTTTGCCATGATGGAAATGCCGCATTGCGATAGTGCGCGTGCTTTGACACCGACGCATCCCATGACTGTACTGTTACGCGTAAGCGCAGACATATCAAGTACACGACCCGCGACTGTGGTACTTGATGTCGTGACGTACAATAATTGCTGTGCGGGTTGCTTGTTATTTTGCCCAATAACGACCTGATTACCCAATTGCAACTGCCCAAGAACGACGTTTGATTCGTTTTTAACGTCATTTTTCTTGCTGAAAACATCGAAAATACCCATGTTTTTCTCCTAAATTTCCGCAATCCTACATTAAAACGCACGAAATCCAAAACTATCGCTTACATAGGGGTTATCCAGAGAGCAATGTGCCGCAATAATCATTGAAATTATGCCGTCAACCTTTGCCGCTTTGTCTGCTTCGTTCTTGCGTACCTTGATATTACCATTAACGTCTGTGTAGCACTCACAGTTTCCAAGTTGCCAACCAACAAACGGGTTGCCATTGTGCTTAATTTGTTTGTTGAGAATCAATTTCTCAATGTATTTACTTGGATTGTTTAGCACTGCCATGCCTTGACCTGACCATGTATTACAGTTTGCGGCAACATTACGTCATACTAAAGGCCCACAAGCGGGTGAAAACGTTGTACTTGAGCCGTTTCAGATATTGTTAATTTGCGCGATATACGGGTTTCGTTCAAAGAAAAGTTTGACCAAACGCATGGTGACAGATGTCATTCTGTTCATTCCAAGAAAGGCGGGAAAATCGACTCTAACGGCAGTTTTGACGCTTTATGAACTTTTATTTGGCGAAGCGGGTCCCGAAGTGTTTACTCTTGCGACAAATCGTGAGCAAGCAACAATTGTTTTTGATGCCGCCAAAGGGTTTATTGAATCGATGCCGCGAGAACTTGCAGAGTTGTTTAACCCAAGCAAATACAGTATCGGGAAAAAAGGCGACACACAGTCAATGTTTAAAGCGTTAAGCAGAGACACAAAAAAATCGGGCGACGGCAAAAACCCATCAGCAGTCGTTGTTGACGAAGCCGCGCAGATTGTGGACAGAAACAGTATCGAGGTTCTGCACTCGGGTATGGTGGCTAGACAAAATCCACTAAGGGTTTATATTACGACTGCTTCGTTCACGAAGGACACAAAGTTTTATGAGGACTTGTCCATGTATCAATCGATGCTTCGTGGCGAAGCAACTGACAATCCGCGTTGGTTTGGCTTGCTCTACGGACTCGATTTGGGCGATGATTGGCGTGACCCTATCAATTGGGCAAAAGCCAACCCAATGCACGGCATATCCGTGTTTGAAGACGCTATAACTGCACGCGCAGAAGAAGCAAAGCACAAGCCTGCCGCGCTTAATGAGTTTCTTTGTAAAACACTCAATGTTTGGGTTTCCGCAAACGCGGCATGGCTTGACAGACAACATTGGGATGACTCCGCGTGCGCGATAGTTCCACGCACAGAAGAACCCGAGGCGGTGTTCATCGGCTTTGACTTGGCGGCTACACGCGACTTAAACGCAGTCTGCACGCTCAAAAGATATGGTGAATTGGACTATGAGGCAGAGTGGCAGTTCTTTTTACCCGAAGATTCGTTGTCGTTTATCCCCAAACACTATCTCGACATTTTTCAAGTTGCGATTGCAAGCGGCATTTTAAAACTGACTGAGGGCAACGTCATGGATGACCGCGAAATCAGCGAGTACATAATCAATCAG